ATGATGTAAAATTTTAGAACTCTTCGTCAAACCGAATAGAATCTCCCTCTGTAACCATATGTTTTGAATAGTCCCCGACCCGCTTCTCAAAGAAGTTGGTCTTCCCTTCCAACGAGATGTTCTCCATCCAGTCGAAAGGGTTCTTTGCGTTATAAATAGGTTTCTCTCCAAACTGGGTCATCAAGCGATCAGCCACAAACTGAATGTACTGCGTCATCTCCCCCGAGTCCATCCCAATGAGCTTACACGGCAGTGCCTCGGTGATAAACTCACTCTCCACCTCGCACGCCCACTGAACAATCTTGTGAATATCCTTGGAAGGGCACTTTTCCCTCAGGTGAGAGTAAAGCGTCACTGCAAACTCTTGATGCAGACCCTCGTCGCGGCTTATGAGTTCATTAGAAAACGAAAGTCCAGGCATAAGTCCGCGCTTCTTCAACCAAAATATCGCGCAAAACGAGCCGCTGAAGAAAATTCCTTCGATACACGCAAAGGCGACGAGGCGTTGAGCAAACGGTGCATCCCGCCCCATCCACTCGAGAGCCCATTCAGCTTTCCGTTTGACCGCAGGGACAGTATCGATCGCTTGGAAGAGGCGTGCTTTCTCTTCGGGGTCTTTGACGAGCTTGTCAATCATAAGTGAATACGTCTCTGAATGAATAGACTCGTTGAAAGATTGGTACGCGTAAAAAGACCGAGCCTCTGAAATCTGTACATCCTTTGAGAAATTCAGGTCGATATTTTCCATGACGATACCGTCACTCGCCGCGAAAAATGCCAGAACCATCTTGATAAAATGACGCTCGGAATCTGTCAAACGATCCCAATCTTTGAGGTCCGACCCAAGATCAATTTCCTCGACAGTCCAGAAACTGCCGAGTGCTTTCTTATAAAGTGCCCAAAGGTCGGGGTACGTTATAGGAAAAGTTGTGAAACGAGATGTGCTTGGGGCGAGGATTGGATCCTCCATTCTTAATTTAACGTCTTATTTTTTTAAGGCTGACCAGTTTGCGCGGCTGGAGGCTGAGAAACAGGTACGGTATTTGCAATTATAATCATAATTATAAATGCAATTATAAGTCCGAGGATAAATCCCATGAAAAATTTCCAGTTGTGTGAAGGAACGGCGGGGATTTCCATTTAATATAGTCTAAGATGTTTATAGAGACACTACATGCGTGACGGGCGAGGTTGACGAGTCGGACGAGTCGGACGTGATGCTTGTACGGGCATCGAAGCGGCTGAGTAGCGCGCATCTGTCGAAAAATCTGGTGTAGCGCTAGGTGTGTTTGTGATGATAGGAGCTGGTCCTGGCGTGTATGATGTTGACATTTCGTAAGGAGGAGCTGGGGGTGCACCGGTGCTTACATACGGAATAGATGGGGTGGCGATAAGTGAAGGTGTGTACTGTGCATTTGTCGTGTAATCTGGTGTAGCGCTATTTGTCATTCCATAAGGGGGAATTCCCATGGGACTCTTTGAACGACAGTTTCCGTTGGAATCCGTGCCATTCGTCGAACAACAATCAGAGCCGTACGTTCCGGTACTCCGTACGCCATCGGGTGTGCACTCATTAGGGTTTGTGGGGGTATTATTTTTAGAAAATCGCCACCAGAAAATAAACCCGACAATCACAGCCATGAGTAACAGTATAGTAAAAAACACGTCCCATGAAAATTCAAACTTTTTAGGCACGGGAACTTCCGGCGTCGTAAGCGCGGGAAGATCAATTGGCATGGTGAAGGTCACCTGTGCCATTTCTACAATACATAAAGATATTTTTGCTAGTTGTTAATATGGAGGATACAGTCAAACGTCTTGCTCTTCGCATCAAGCTTCATAACATATCCGGGAGTATCGTACACCACGTCGCTCTTTTGAAAAAATCTCTTGATCAGCAAAAGTTTGAAACTGAAATGATCAGGGGATTTTGTGTAATTCCAGAGACGAAGGAGGCGTGTGATCACTACTGGATCAGGGAGAAAAAGACTGGTCTGGATTTAGATGTGGCTTTTGCGGTCGCCAAGCTCAGGAGCCCCGAACTGCAAGCTCTACATCCTGTTCTTCTGGAGTCCCTCCCCCAGGGGTTGATCCGGTCTGACGAGAAGGAGACGATGATTCGGGAGGAAAACGAGAGATTGTTTGAACTTTTTCAGCGAGACCCCAAAGCTTTTTGGCGCGAGACTCCCCGAGACGTGACAAGTTTCCATGTGAACTAAAATCTGTTATTGAAGTCCTCCCCCGGGGCGACCCGGACACGGCTGCCGCCGCCATAGTCAATAAATTAAATTTCTCCTTTTTGGGAATCTCCGTAAATGCCAAGTGATTTGGCAACTCCTTTTCAATAGGATTTCCCTGTTCGAGAGCAGTGTTAAACTCTGAAAAACAATCCACCAAAAATGCCTGTCCGTCAGTAACGCGGTTCTCAGGTGCGATACTCAGTTCCTTGGAAATCTTGAGCGCCAGACGCTTCATGAGAATCGAGGCACGCAGAGCATTGGTCATCTTTTCATTAATTTTCATATACAATTGAATCGATCCGAGAACGCCTGTTCCAGCTGACAATATAGCATTGAGAACACTCACATATTCCTGTCTAATAAAGGAGTTCAGTCCCACGGCTGTTAGTGCATTAGCAGCAGATACAATCAAAATTGGAATATTAAATTTCGATGAAAGTTTAGAATAGAATAGATGATCCTTGCTATGATGATCATAGTACGTATTACACTGCTGTTCTAATTTTGCCAAAAAATCCTGTTCATCAGGGTGCCAACGAGTCTCTTCACCTTTCGTCATAACATTTGATGACATTATTTTTATACAACCAATTTTGTTTCAAAATTAAACGCACTAGAAAAACTTCGAGTTGGACTCGATCTCAATAATATTAGACATTTTTCCAGGGAGTCTCCCTTTGATTGTTTTGTAAACCATATTGAAAACTGGATTTGTATTCGTAATGCGAACCTTCTCCAATATTCCCTTGTCAGGTCTAATCTTTGTCAAAAGCTCCAGGAGGTGAAGAGCTGTGTCTGAATTTAGTTTTGAAATTGGTACACCCTTGAGGTTCAACTCTATAATCTCCTTCAGGTTGTGCTGAATGACATAATCATCCAACTGTTGAATTATTGGGCGAATTTCAGTCATAAATTTGATCATTTCATCTTGGGTCTTGGGTTGACGTTCGATATATTTTGCTCCGAGAAATTCAATGCACAGGTGCTTACCCTGAGGGTAGAATACGAGTAACTCTGACATGAGTTTTTTACGCGCAACTTTTTTAACTCAATCTAGCAATGAGACAAGAGTTGAACATCTTGTTTATCACATATTCGGCTTATACGGTCTTACAAGACAGTCCGTGGATTACAAGGGGTTTATGGATAGGTATTTCCATTTTAATTTTAAAATTCATGCCAGAATACTCCCGCCAGTTGATAATGGCTATCCTCACGTGGAATGTTATTGACGCGTTTATGAATATTTCAAAAAATGAAGGTGATAATAAATGCACATCTATTGTGTCAATCTTGAAAAACGCATTGACAGGAGAGAAAGTGTTGGAACAGAATTTGAAAGAGAAGGAATTGATGTCGAGTTCTTCCCAGCCACTGATGGAAGAATTGATACCCCTACTGGACTCGACGTCAACCCAGCCGAGTATGGTTGTTCAATGAGTCACACGAGAATATGGAGGGATATTGTGGACAAGGGACACCAGCACGCCTTGATATTCGAGGACGATGTCCGCCTTGTCACTAATTTTGGTTTAAAATTGAAAAATATTATGGATGAGGCAGAAGGTATCGACTGGGATATCATACACCTGGGTCCACTCATACCCATAATTAAGAGGGATGTAACCAATTCTTTGTATGAAGGACAACCACTCGGGACTCATGCATATATAATGACCCTCGAGTGTGCTAAGAAAATTGCACCATTTAAACCTGAACTTATGAAAGTTTCAGTTGATTTTCAATTGAACAGATTTCCACTTAAAATTCTTTGCGTCAAAGATTCCCTGGCAAAACAAGAATCTATAGACGACGAGCCTCTCATCGGACTCATGAAATCTGCTTTTAAAGGAGATATAGGAATGGACCGCACGTACGACTTAAATTATTTCATTCGTTTCGGTTTCCAACGCTTCAGAATAGTCATCGTCTTCGTCGCTGCATTCCTGTTCCTGTGGTTCACTCGGCGTTAGTGTTATGAGATTGCGCATAAAAGGTGGAAGAATATTACGGACTGCCTGAATGAGCGCAACCACCATGGGGCTTCGTGTATTTGAAACATTAAAACCATCCAGTAATATACAATCTTTTGTGTGATTATAAATGTTCCAAGCAAGTTTCAGAAAAACATGAGGTTTCGCGTGATGAATCTGAACTCCCTCAAGGTTTGTGCTACAAACCTGACGAAGTCCATGGGCGAGACAAAGAGCCTGAATGTTGTCTATTAATGGATAATACTTTTCTTCACACATTGTATCGACTTCTTTCAGACTTTTGGGTTGACACTCTATAAATTTTTGCATGAGTATTTCTACATACAAAATCTTAGCCTCATTGTCCGGGTTGAAAAGAAGCCACGGACACTCCATATAGTAATTAAATTATTATAAAAATACCACCATATCGCGGAAATATTTGGGAATGGCAAAACTTATGGGTCCATACAGAGCCCTGAATATAAAGCCTGTATTTACAAACTGAATCTGTTTCAGTATGTTATCCTCGCGTGTATAATCAACCACCTCCCTGACAATTTTCACTATAAGTTTGAATCGATCAATAGAAACAATACCCGAACCTGCTAAATCCGCCTTGATAATCATACCTGCCGATTTCTCACGAATCTCGTGAATCATCGGTTTAAGATCATCAAGGGCTACCCCCTCTGCTGGATAATCTTTGACTACGAGCGTGACGTGTGCAATATTGTCGGAGTCCCATATATACCTGAGGAACTCCATATACTTATATTCAAGGTTTTTGGGTAACAAAAATAGCGTACCCCCACACAAAGAGTGCACATCCTAAAAACATATTTGCTATTAAAACTCGGCGTGGAACCTGCTGATTCTGTTCAATAACGGTAACAGGAATCGGTACTATCGTGTGCGTAGGCTGTACGGGTCTAGGAACTGGAAGTTCTGCTCGACACAAGGGGCATTTTGGAAGATAGCACTGTATGTGCACTTGGTTGTTACAACATCCCAAGTGCACAACAGTTCCTGATAAAGTTTCCAGACACACTGGACACTCCATTATTATTTATTATTTATTAAAATGCATCAGATGGGGCTCGAACCCATGCGCTCATACGAGCAGCAGATATCTAGTCAGTTTCGTAGAAACTGTTCCTCTTGGGAGGACGGTCACTGTGTGACCGGTACTTAAGTCTGCCTCCTTAACCAACTCGGACACTGATGCGCGTGACTCTAGCGGGGGTCGAACCCGCAACCTCCAGCTCGCGCCGGGTGAAACAATGTTTCTCCCTAGAAGGCTGGTGCACTATCCAATTGTGCTATAGAGCCCGACGAGGAGCAAGCTCCTCTGCTCCAACCGAGGATCGAACTCGGATTTTCGGCTCATAAGACCGATACACTAACCAGTTATGTTATTGGAGCGTTGGGGGACCCCCCATCTAGACTACACGTTTTTTCTTTAATACTAGTAGACATGATCAAACTTGTGAGACTTCTGGCAGTTGCGTATGTCGGATTCCTGAGTTTCGTATTCGCTTTTTTGTTTTCACACTGGCTTAATAAGATTACATCAGAGCTTGATGAGTCAAAACCCAAGTGGCGTACATTCCTAGAGGTGGCGTTTCAGTTTGCCTTGATAGGCGCACTCATTTTCCTTTCTCGTGGACTTATTAAAAAGATTCCCTTCCCACTCGAGGGCGTCTCAGGGTACATTCACTCCCAACTCGGGGAGCTCAGATCTTTACCTCTAATAGTATTCATCTTCATGTTTTTTCAGCAAAGGACCTTAGATAAGATGAAGTTCCTTATTTCTTCACAAAGCGTAATCCCCATAAAATTCTAAACTAATAGTATGTCATCATTTACACGCCCCGCTATTAAAAGACGTGTGCAAGTGGTACTCGCACCACCCCCAAACGCACCCGTGAACCGCGGCGCGCCCCCAAGCTGGGTCACCAACAGAAAATATACCGTAACAACCGCAAACAATCGCTGGAAAACGTACGTGCACAACAACAGACGCACCGGTATGAGAACTCAGGTCCGCGTCGCTCCAGGTGAGACCCTTGCAAATACCTGGAGAATGAATGGGTTTCCAGCCCCAGCGCCCGCACCTGGTCTCGAGGAGGGTGAGATTTATAGCAGAGCTAGCCGTATTTTACCCGTACGGGGCGCGCGGGCTCCACCCCGCGCACCAGCGCGTTTTCTGTCTCCCTTCCCACAACTGCGCATGTCAAACAACAAAAAGAACAAGGCTTATATCAAGAGTCTCGTGACTCGGATCATCCACAAGGTTACAAACCAGAACAGTGAGGACCGCAAGTACATCGCACGCCTCGTTGGGGGTATAATATCTAAAATAAAGCGTCAGAACGGGAGCGTTCCCAGACTTGCATCCAACAAGAACGGAACAAGTCGTACACGCACAAATGGAGGAGGACTTATGGGTGAAATGATTCGTAACAAAGCTGCGAAGAAAGCATATGCAAACCGCGAAGGCATGACTCTTGCGCAGGTCAATGCACTTTTGCGTTCAGGTTTAGTCAATGAGAATAATCTGAACAATGCTCTCAAGTCTGTTCGGGCTGCACAGCAACAGACCCGGAAACCCGTGAACATTCCGGTACAGCAAGGACCAGCTCTTCGCAAATACGAAGATCCAGTTCGCGCCCAGGGGCTCATTGTGACCTCCGGGGGCGCTGGAACTGGTTCTGTTGTTAAAAGAGCAAACGTCAAACCACCAAACCGCGCTGGTAGATTGAATGAATCTATGACGAGCTTTCTTGGACTGAGAGCCGAAAACGTGCTTTCAACTACTTCTGCTCCAAAGAGCAAGAAATTGACTGGCACTAAAGCAAGTTTAGCTAAGAAACTAAAAGTCAAGTTTTAGAGTATTTGAAACATTCCCATAAGTGCCTAGCACTCTTTGGCGCAGACAATTCAGAAAATTCATCTATAGTATACTCATCACCCATAGACCTGTTGCATTTTGCGCAAATAGGGCGCAAGTTATTAATATCAGTCGCACCTCCTTTACTTTCGGGAATATTATGTCCACATTCAAAATCAAACACAGAAATAATATTTTCACACCACGTCACACTACATTTACAACTAAACTTCTTTCCTATCCATGAAATCCAAACTTGTTCTCGTAAAGCTCTAGGTATCGCAACTTTTCTCATTATTTTTACAATAATTTTCATCTTTATATTTCCATATAAACCCTCCACTCTGTTTATATTTTCCTCTACAACATTTTGAAATATCATTACATCCAGTTTCTATAGTTGCTTTCTTAATACTATGATAAGTCTGTATATATTTTCCTTCTATAGACCATTGCTCTACTTCAATTTGTTTAGCAGCCTTCATTTTATCCACCACCTCTTTAGAGCGTTTGAGTCCTGTCCTAGCCTTGGATGATTTTTCAACGGCTTCTTGAGTTTTTGATTTGCCCGACATCGCCTGTCTTATTTTTTCTATAGATTCAGGTGTATGTTTCTTGCCAATGTTAAGTTGACGAAGTTTTTCCTTTGTTTCATCTGTATGAGTTTTACCAATATGTGATTCTCTTATTTTATCTATACTTTCCTGACTATGTTTACCTCTAGATCCACCTTCACGTATGTTATATCCACTAGGTGAAAGTGAATTTTTATTAGATATTTCATTTATCTCGGCTTTATCAAGTTGCTCTTCGGGTATTTCAGATATGACACTAAATGTAAAATTTTCTAATCCATGATATCTGAAAGCCCTAGCTAAATGACTATCGTTACCCGAATTTATCGATTTTATATGCTCTGCCCATCTAGTTGCCACGTTGTGCTGAGCAGTCTGTCCTATATAAATTTTATCGTTAAGAATATTCTTAATCTGATATATCCACCCCATACTTGTATTATTGACCAAACTTTTTATTTGAAAGGAGTGACCAACCTTAATTTAAAATATTCCTATAATAAATTTTAAACCTTTAAGACTTTGAAAAACACATAACGAGACGCTGCACGAGCGTCTTTGGAGGGGCTCCTATGTTCAGTGTGGACAGCTTCTCCTTGAACTCTTGATTCTCACCACGACCAGGAATTTCGTATTTTACATTCTTAATTGCCTCAACCTCGGCACGCGACAGAGTCACAGATCCAAGACGAAAGTCCTCAAACGCCTCACAGGTCATAGGGCAGTTGGGCTTGATGAGTTCATATACCTGAACTGCCAGGTCTCGAATCTCCTTCTGGGCGTGGTCTTCCATGCGGAGTTGGAGAAAGTGCAAGAGGTTATGAAGGTTAATTTTCCAATAAAATTCAGTAAAGGTGCTCTGGGGTAGGTGGGTCCGAGCCAGTTCACGGGAGACTCCCTTCTCGAT